CTCTTAAGAGGGCCGCTGCTAGTCGGGCACAATGCTCACAGTAGCAGCTGGTAGGAAGTAGGGCCTACCACCCCGGTCATAAGACCACGAGTCACTTTCATCTAAATGTCTGCTGTCTCGGAGCTCATAAGAGATCCAAAACCTTACGTTCCTCACGGAACTGCTGACCAGTATGCTCCTCGTAAACGGAGAGCAACTGGTCCACGGTCTTACCGAACTTAGGCTCGATAGGACCAATGCCACGAGCGAGATAATACGTTCCAATGAACGTCATATCCCGCAGGCGGCCAGTCCCACAAGATCTCAAGATCTGTGTAGGATTTTTCCGCACGGCGGCAGCGGCGAACTTCAAATATGAAAGCTTACCGCGTCGCAGTGACGGACGAAGACCGACGGCGTTTGATTCATCAGAATCCCGGGCGACCAAGTAATTACTTAGCCGGCCGGATACGCCATTGCGTCCCCAACGGAAGCCAAGTGCCCGAGTACGCTTAAGCGTAGAGAGGTACTTGTCTAACGAACCCGACCCCCTCATAAATGAGAGGGAAAGGTCAGTAAGGAGCTCCGTAGCTCCCGGTTCTCCAAAGAGACCGGCAGTACCATCATAAATGATGGTCAGAGCTCCTGTCCACCGCTTTGGAACCTTCCTATTAGTAGGAGGGAACAAAGCGAGACCACCCAGGGTTGGAGGTAAATACTTCCACTGGCCAAAAGGCCGGGTGAACGGGCTCGCAAGAGCCCTGCTCACCATCCTGAGTTTACCCCACGGAACCAGATCTATCTGGGACCATAGGTACAACTGCCGAGATAACTCGACAGGGTACTCACCGCGCTCCTGCACAGATGCAAGAGGGCGGAGAGAAAGAAGTCCCGGGATACGGACAAGCCTATTGGCTGCCCGGTCCATACGGAACATCTTTTCACAGAAGACCCCATACTCTTCAGAGATAAAGGTCTTCTTATCGTTCAGCTCAAGCCCAATAAGGGCTATCGCCGAACGGTATTGCTGAATCTGGAATCGAGTCCAGACAGCAATAAGATCGTCTCCTTTCAAATGATAGGAACGCCAATCTATAACACACGTCAGTTCACATGCAAGAACATGAAGTATGCTTAGGATGGGCCAAGAACACGGGATACCCATAAGGGTTCCCCGGGTCATGGTCTGTCCATCGATGGTTCCTCCGGTCACAAGATCAAAAGGAACACCGAGCCCCTCACACACGGCCTTAATGGCCGCGTGGGAGAGGAGATCCGTAGCTGCCGACAAATCGGCGGAGAAGACGAGCAAAGGCCCTGTCTTCGCCAACGGATACTTCGCCTTGCACTGGGAGAACGGCAAAAATGTCGGATCCCCAGTCAAGGAGAGAACACAGGGAGGTAGGTTCTCAAGAACCTTCCATAACGCCCTGCGATACATCTCGGAGTGAGTTGTACGAATACAATCACTACAAGAAACCATACGGACCTTGTGACCACGCTCAAGCACGGAAACAGCCCGTGACTCTAAAGAGTACGGGAGGGTCAGTATATACTCAGCCGCCGCCTTATTAAAGGTGTGGGCTGGAAAGCGTGACAACGTATGCGATGTCAATGCTTGATCCCGAGTGAGCAAGGGATGCTGCGGCGCCGTTTTCGGCACCGCCAGCTCCCTAAACTCCTCGAGCTTAAGGTCACCGATCTTCTCAAGAAGAGCGGCACCCTTACCACCGTCCTTCCTCGATTTTTCGAGAGAGGCGGACAAGGCGGCTCCTTGAAAACAAGGAGTCAGCCTACCCATATAACGACGTAGCGCGCTCGAACGAGCGAGCAAGAAGCGTCGATCTATGTCTGGAAGAACAGGACCTTTTGACGTAAGTCGATCCAGTTGTTCCTTAACGGCATCGCCGACACCTTTAGGCGTCGGAAGAGCCCGTGCGACCATAGACAGCTGCATAAGCACCTGCCTGGTCATAGACAGCCCCGCCCCTCTAGGGACGAGGCAGTCTGCAGGGTGAGGAGCAGCACCACGCTGCTCCACATTCTTTCTCAAGGAGAGCTCCCTACATTCGTGGGCGGACTTCTTGATACGTCGACAGACCCCCTCCAAATCGGAGGTGGCTGCGATAGCCGTCTTCATCCAAAAATGGATGAGAGAGACGGATTTGTCATGCCTACCCTTAGACCTAATGGCCAAAGGAGCATGATCACAAAGCGCATAAGCCCAATAAAGGGCATTATACACTATTTCGGCCGTATTACTATAGGCCTGAGGTAGAGATCTTATGACCTCCACCTGCGCCCTTAAGGGCGCATGACTCGTACATACGGTGGGGGGCGAACCCCACCGTAGGCGAGAATAAAGCGGCAACAAACTTGTCGTTGACGG